AATTAATTGGCCCAGAATGGGTAATACATCCACAAAACAATTTGATCCAAGTTAAGCCTGGAGATAACGGAATGTTTATTCACTCCGATAGCCCAGGAAAAGGTGCATGCAACCTATTGTCTCAGGTGGATGTTTGGAGCACTTGCTGTGAGTTAGACTATGGCGTATGTGCTTACTTTGGAGATTATGAAGGTGGGGAAATATTCTACCCAGGAGTCAACAAAGATGGAACTCTAAAGAATGACGGCGGGAACATAGATGATTGCTTTGAATACAAACCAGGAAAAGGTGATGTTGTAATACATAGTGCTTTTGCTCCATATGGTCATGGTGTAAGAGAAGTAACATTAGGTAAAAGATATGTATACTCCAACTTCTCCCTAAAAGCAATTGATAACCCTGGAACATTTTATAACTATGGAACACCAGAATATTACAAGCAAATAGGAAATAAAACAGAGCAAGATGTAATAAGTTGGATGACTCCACTAAGAGAAAATCCTCAATTTACAGAAGAATTGATAAAGATTTATCAAGAATCTGGACTTGAGGGCGAAGAGTTAGCTAAAACATTTTTTAGCGACATGACACCAGAATAAAATATATGCGTTTTCATTGGATGAATCGTGGAGACATGTCTTCTGTTGCAGAAATATCTGCATTGTCTGAAAAACTTGAAAAGCATGGATATTACTCTGTTTTGCTAACATATCATTCAAAAACTAGAGATTTGTTGTTGAAATCTTTTGGTGCAGCATCAAATGAACAAAAATTAAAATACATGTTGGCTATAAGAACATATGCTATAAGTCCAGAATACATGGCTTTAATATGTAGATCTTATAATGAAGAGTTTCCTAATAAATTAATTTTAAATGTTGTTTCAGGCGATTTGCATCAAAATGAAACTAGCATAGAAGATTTAATATGGATGTCAGGTCATGTAGATACTCCAGGAAAAAGACTTCAGTATACCAGAGACTGGATGAGCAAATTTCAAGAGCTTTCAAAGAATTACTATCCAGAGATATTTATGGCGGGACATTCAAATATAACTAGGGATATGGCTAATCATTTTGATGCTACTCACATATCTATGCTGGATATGTATAGAGATTACCTTAAAGATCCCTCTAGAATTATAAATGAAAAGCAATTGGTGTCTTTATCAATTTTGATAAGGGATTCAAAAGCAGAAGCCAGGGAGTTTGTGCAAAGAAACGCTTTGGGTAATGGGCTTGGTTGGACTTTGTATGGAACAAAAGAAGACATTTTGGAACAGATAAAAGAATTAGAAGAATTAGGGGTTACAGACATATTGATATCTAAGACAACCAATGACGCAGAAGAAGATTTGGTTCATAAACTTATAGGAGGTTTAACTTGCGACAACTAATAAATGGTGGGGAAGCTGAAGAATTTGATAAGGCTATTGACCTAACAATACATACAAAATGTCCTGAAAAGTGGCTTCTTATTGATATGGAGACGGGTGAAGAGTATATTGGATCACCAGTTCCCAACCTTTATGGCAAGTGGAAGCGTGTAAAAACAAAAGATATGGATATTGTGGCAGAATAGATAGCAATATTTTAGGCTTTATGGCAGTGACGTGGTAGAATTTATTTATGAAAGTAACACCTATAGACGAAGTTAATTGGGGCATATATGTTTGGCAGATGCCAGATGGCTCCATTGTAAGAGATGAAGATGACAATACTCTTAACATTCCTGCTGTGCGTGGGGATATTAGCCAAATTAAAAAGCTTAAAAGAGCAGCAAGAGAACTAGGTTTGGAAGAAGGTCATCCATTATTTTTCTCTGGTCATAGAAGAGTTACTGATGATGAACTTGAAGAACAGAAATCAAGAGCACAGCTAGGCTTGGTACCAGATCCTCTTGATATGCCAGCTATGATGGAATATGTTAAAGATATGAGGGAGATGGACCTTGGCTAGATTAAATGTAGCAGAAGATGATGAAGACGGCACACAAAAGATTTACACAGGAGAAGATTTTAATCTTGTTGCTAAATCAGAAGAAACCTTTGATGACCCGTTTAATGTAACATGGTCGGAAATCAAAAAGGCAGAAGGCCTTAATGATAACTTTAGACGCAGAGCAAATAGACTTGAAAAGTCATTTACTGGCGTAGCTGATGCAAAGTCCAAGAAGCTTGATCCACTTGATCTTACAGGATATTCTCTATTTCAGATTGTTCAGCCTCCATACAATATCATGTATCTTGCACAACTATATGATGTTTCTCCATATCACCACTCAGCTGTAAATGCTAAGGCAGCAAACGTTGTAGGACTTGGATATAAGTTTGAGGAAACTTGGGCTACAAAAGAAAAAGTTGAAGCAGCAATGGAAAATCCAAAGAAGTTGGATAAACTTCGTGGAAAGCTAGAAGAAGCAAAGGAAGATTTAAGAAATTATCTTGAGAGTATGAATTCTGATGATTCATTCATCGAAAATATGAAAAAGGTATTTATTGACTTGGAATCAACTGGAAATGCTTATCTTGAAGTAGGTCGTACTGCTAATGGCAAGATTGGTTATTTGGGGCATATCCCAACAACCACTATGCGTATTCGTCGTCACCGTGATGGATTTGTTCAAGTTGTTTATAACCGTTATACATTTTTTAGAAACTTCGGAGATACAGAAACTCCAGATCAAATAGGAACGGATCCACAGCCAAATGAAGTCATTCACTTTAAAGTATTTTCTCCATCAAATACATATTATGGTATTCCAGACATTTTGTCTGCCAAAAATGCCCTTGCTGGTGATGAGTTTGCTCAGCGTTTCAATCTAGATTATTTTGAGAATAAAGCTGTTCCACGTTACATCATTACTGTAAAGGGTGCAAAACTTACAGCAGATGCAGAGCGTAAATTGCTTGAATTCTTTCAAACTGGTTTGCGTGGAAGAAATCATAGAACTCTTTACATCCCACTTCCATCAGATGGCGAGAATGCTCGTGTTGAATTCAACATGGAACCAATTGAAGCGGGAGTTCAAGATTCTTCGTTCAAGAACTATGCTATTGAAAACAGAGATCGTATTCTTATTGCTCACCGTGTTCCAGTATCAAAGATAGGTATGCCTCAAGGCGTATCTTTGGCGAATGCTAAGGATGCTGACAAAACATTTAAAGAGCAAGTATGTCGTCCAAGACAAGAAGAGCTTGAATACAAGATTAACAAAATCATCGGAGAAATTACAGATGCATTTGTACTTAGATTCAATGAACTTGCTTTGACAGATGAAGAAACTCAGTCTCGTATTGATGATCGTTATCTTAAAGATCAAGTACTTCTTCCTAATGAAGTTCGTGCACGTAAGGGATTGCCTCCAATTTCTACTGGAGATGCTGTTCTTGTTTTAAATCCAAAGCAAGCTTCTGATTCCATGTCAGATGCCAGTGGAAATAAAACACGTGATCAAAATAGAACATTAAATGCTCCAGATAAAATGGGATCCGCTCGTAATGCTAAGGGCGAGGGACCACAAGAAGGAAACTAAAAAATGGCTACTGCATTAGATGTATTAAACGTTGCTCGTAGCCAAATTGGTTTTAAAACACTAGGCAACGATGAAAGTCCTTACGGCGATTGGTATGGAATACCAAATGCTCCATATTGTGCAATGGGTGTAAGTTGGACTTTTGCACAAGTTGGATTGTCACATTTAATTGCTGCACAAACTCCAAAAGGTTTTTCTTATAATCCAGCAGCATTGACATGGTTTCAACGTCAAGGTTTAATTGTTAATAAAATGCAAATGCAACCAGGTGATCTAGTTATGTATGATTGGAATGGAGATGGTGTTGCAGATCACGTAGAAATATGTGAAGCAGCGAGTCCTGGAGGATTTACAACAATTGGATTTAATACTGGTAATCCAAATGATCCAACACAAACTGGTTGCTGGAGAGTGCATAGAAATTATCTTTTTGTAATTGCTGTTATTAGGCCAAAATATCCTGTTCCAGTACAACCAGCAAAGTCTGTAGTTACTACTAAAAAAGCTACTGCAGGTGTAGCAGCAACAGCCACAGCATTAACGGGTGGAATACTAGTAACTCATCCAGGAACAACATCCACCACAACATCAATTTCTCAAACAGTTTTTGTTGCCCCACCATTTCCAACATCACAAAAATCTTTTGCAATTGGTCAAACTAACGATGCTGTTTGGACAGTACAAAAAGCTTTAGAAAAAGCGGGACTTTTAAATGCAGTCTACGATACTGGAACTATGAATACTCAAACAGAAACAGCACTGACTGCTTGGGAGAAAAAACAAAAGATTTCCGTAGTTAAAGATACAATTCCACAAATAGTTTACGATGAATTAAAAGGTTCACTATGAATATAAAACATCACTTTAAGTTCCGTATATTTGACGCAAAACAGCTCATGATTGCCTTTACAGGGGCTTTTAGCACATGGGCAGCGACGGGGTTCCAAAAGGATATGCCTCATCTTGCATACGTCATTATAGGCTTTATAACAGGTGGCCTAGTATCACATAATTCATCAGATAATCCAGGGGTTTTGCCTGATTCACACATTCAAACTCCTTATGTAAACAACATAAATGATCATTCTGATGAGGTTCCAGAGCAGTTATCAGAAAGCAAAATCTATAAACCAGAGGGGGTAAATATCAAGCAGGTCATAAAAATTAATTCTGGTATTGTGAAAAATATCACTTAAAATTATGACTTATTTATAAAACTTGATATTATTTATTTACATATGGACATTCAAAAAACTTATTGGCAAAATAGCGAGTCATCACTGGCTCTCAGATTTCCTATTACTAAGGTAAATAAGGAGAAGAGAACAGTCTCAGGATTTGCATCTCTAGACAATGTTGATCGTCATGGCGACATTGTAACAGCAGAAGCAAGTAAAAAAGCATTTGACAGTTTTAGAGGAAATATTCGTGAAATGCATGGACCATCAGCAGTTGGCAAGATGGTTGATTTCAAAGAAGATACTTTTTTTGATCCAGAAACAAAAAAGAAGTATAGTGGAATTTATGTAACAGCATATATCTCTAAGGGTGCACAAGATGCATGGGAGAAGTGCTTGGATGGAACTTACTCAGGTTTTTCTATTGGCGGAAATATTAATGATGCTAAGATGGAAAAAGCAGACGATGGTTCTGGCGAAGAGCGTAGAGTTATTCACAATTATGATTTGCATGAATTGAGTCTTGTAGATTCTCCAGCAAATCAACTTGCCAATTTCTTTTCAATTCAAAAGATGGCAGAAAGTGTTGTAACTGAAAATGTATTTTGGTGTAAGTCTGATGAGATTGCATCAACATCAACTGCTACAACAAAAGATTGTGTAGTTTGCGGAACAACAATGGATAACATTGGTTGGGTTGAGCAATCAGATACAGAAAAATTTGAAGCAATTGAAAAAGTTTTGGATTCACATCTTCACAAAGATGATGCACCAACTTCAAACCACGAAGCAACGGAGTCAGCAGCTCCAGGTTTGGCAGGAAATCAAACAGGAAATGTAAATGTAGTTGATACTACAGTTGCAACACTAATGTATCCTGATCAAAATAAAGAAGATAAAGTAACGAAGAGTGATGATATTTCACTCGTCGAAGGGGGTAACACAATGGCAGAAGAAACAAGTGCAGCAATTGAGAAGTCAATTGATGCAGATGCTCCCGCCGAAGAAGTTGCGGTAATTGAAGAGGTAGCAGCTCCTGCTGAAGATTCAATTGAAAAAGCCGTTGCAATTTCAGAAGTTGAAAATGCTTTTGATTTTGAAAAGATGGTCAATGACCTAAAGTCCTTCTTTGGTGAGTCTCTAACCAAGAACTACTCAGATAGTTCTGCAGCAGTAGAAGCGATTAACAAGATGTTTGAGGAAACATCAGCTAATCTTGCTAAGCAAATTGCTGAATTGGGCGAAAAGTATGAAGCCCTAAATAAGTCAGTTACAGATATGTATGGAAAGATTGAATATGTAAATCATCAATTGACCAACTTTGAATCTGCAACTGCAGTTAAGAAGTCCAGCGACCAAAATGGATCGTTGGAGAATAGCAACAAAAAAATCAATAAAAGTGTATGGCAAGGAGCCT